GCAAATCAGCTTACCTATTGCGTCGAACAGAGACAGTGGACCGTTCCGCGTAGGGGCTGCATTGCAGACTGCCTCCGGGTCCACGGCGACGGGTCAGCCGATCGCCACGATTGGGCTTTGCGCCCGAAATTCTAAACTGGAAATCAGATAGAAATGGTAGGGCGGCCGAAGGGCATTGCCAAAACGGGCGGCCGAAAAAAGGGCACGCCGAACAAAGCATCATCTGCTCGTGCCAACGCCATTGCGCAAAGCGGGCAAACCCCACTCGACTACATGCTGGGTGTGATGCGGAACAGCGCTATGCCAGCAGATGTGCGCCTCGACGCGGCAAAGTCCGCTGCTCCCTACGTCCATCCGAAGCTGTCTGCCATCGAGCACAAGGGCGGCATCGGCATCACGCACAATGTCTCAGACATGACGGATGACGAGCTTGCAGCCATCGCAGCAGGAAGCAGCGCGGGAGCTTCTGCGCCGTCGTCGCGCCCGCACTAGTCTCGTAGAATTCGCTCGCTATATCGAAGTCCCTGGCGCCCCACGCGGGCAGACAGCGGACAACGACAGCGACGACCAAGAATCCTACAAGCCAGTCCAGACGGCACTGGCTGCGCATCACGTGCTGGCGCTTGAGGCAACGCAGCGCTGCATAGAACGGCCCAATGGCCGAACCATGCTGTTCATGCCTCCGGGCAGTGCGAAGACGACTTACGCCTCTGTCGTGGCGCCGACCTGGGCCATGGGCAGGTGGCCAGACTTCAAGGTCATCGGGGTTTCGTACGGGTCGGATCTGGCGCGCAAGTTCGGGCGTCGGACGCGATCAATCGTCAGGCAGCGTGCTTACGAGGCGCTGTTCTCGACATCGATCAGCGGAGACAGCGCGGCGGCGGATGAATGGGCGCTTGCGAATGGTTCGGAATACATGGGCGGCGGCATCCTCTCGGGGATCACCGGCAACCGTGCCGACTTCATCCCCATTGACGATCCGATCAAGGGCCGACTGGAAGCCGAATCCGAGATCACCAGGCGCCGGACGATCGAGGCCTACCAAGACGACATCCTGACCCGTCTCAAGCCCGGCGGCTCGGTACTGATCTGCCAGACACGCTGGCATGAGGATGATTTGGCCGGCGCATTGCTGCCGGTCGGCTATGCCGGCGAGAGCGGATTGATCCGCTGCCGCGACGGGCAGGACTGGGAAGTGATCTGCCTCCCTGCCAAGGCGGAACGTGCAGACGACCCGCTCGGACGGCAGATCGGCGAATATCTCTGGCCGGAATGGTTCACGGCTCAACATTGGGCGCAGTTCGAGAGCAAGCCGCGGACATGGGCCTCGCTGTTCCAGCAGCGCCCGGCGCCAGAGGCCGGAGACCTGTTCCAGGCCGATTGGCTGCGGCCATACGAGAAAGCGCCCGCTCGGTCGACGCTGCAGGTCTATGGCGCCAGCGACTATGCGGTGACCGGCGACGGCGGCGACTACACAGTACACGTCGTTGTCGGGATCGACGCAGAGGGGCGGCTGTGGCTGCTCGATCTGTGGCGCAAGCAGGCGTCGTCTGACCAGTGGGTCGAATCGTTCTGCGACCTCGTGCTGCAGTGGAAGCCGATCGGCTGGGCAGAGGAAACGGGACAGATCAAGGCTGGTGTCGGCCCGTTCCTGACGCAGCGGATGCGAGCGCGCAAAGCCTATGTGGCGCGCGAGGTCTTCCCGACCCGTGGCGACAAGGCGATCCGGGCGCAATCGATCCGCGGACGCATGGCCCTGGACGGGCTCTATGTGCCGGCCAATGCGCCATGGTTCGAAGCGTTCCGGGCTGAACTGCTGACATTCCCGACTGGCCGGCATGATGACCAGGTCGACGCTCTCGGGCTCGTTGGCCAGCTCATCGACAAGATGTTCAAGAACCCGCCGGAGAAGCCGGCCCCGTCGGATGCGAACAAGTCTGGCTACACGGCCCGCAATGATGTGGCGCGCGCTGAGGATTGGATGACGATCTGATGGTTGATTCCGGTTACAGCGTTGGGTCGGCGGCGTCCGCTTCCGGCGGCAGTGCCCCGCAGGCCATGTCGGCCGATCTGTCCGTTGACGCGCTCAAGAAAGATTACCTGAGCTACCTCGAATCCAAACCCGAGGAGATCAAGGAGCAGCAGGACGCTCGCCGCTATTTCCATGGCGCGCAGTACACCGATGCCCAGATCAAGGTTCTGAACCGTCGCAAGCAGCCGGTCGTCACCTACAACCGCGAAGCGCGCAAGATCAACGCCATCGTCGGGTACATGGAGCGCCAGCGCAACGACCCCCGCGCTTATCCGCGCACGCCCAAGCATGAAGAGGGCGCGGAGATTGCGACGGCGGTTGTCCGCTATGTGCTCGATGAGCAGCGCTGGGCAGAAAAGAGCCCCGTCTGCGGCCTCAATGGCGCCGTGGATGGCATTGCCGGCATCGAACTGACGATCGTTCCCGGCGACAACGGTGACAATGAAATCGGCATGGAGTTGATCGAGCCGGCGTCGTTCTTCTACGACCCGCGTTCGACCAAGGCCGATTTTTCCGATGCGCGCTTCATGGGCGTCGGCAAGTGGGCTGATCTCGACGCGCTGATCGAGCAGTTTCCCGACAAGGCCGAAGAGATCACTGCGTCGGTCGACACCAACACCGAACTGACATCGAACCCCGACAGCGACACGAAATGGACGGACACGAGCAATGGCCGCAAGCGCGTTCGCGTCATCGACCATTGGCTGATCAAGGGCGGCAAATGGCATTGGGCGGTCTATACCGGGAGCCTCATCCTGGCGTCGGGTGTGTCGCCCTATGTCGATGAGAAGGGAAAGACGTTCTGCAAATTCATCGCCTTCTCGGCCTTTGTCGACCACGACGGCGATCGCTATGGCTTCCACCGCAACCTGAAGTCGACGCAGGACGAGATCAATGCTCGCCGGTCAAAGGCGCTGTGGACCTCGGCAACGCGCCGTGTAATCGTTCGCGACGGCAATGGGCTCGATATCGAGAAGATCCGTTCCGAGGCCAATAAGCCCGATGGCGTGATCGTGGTGCCGCCCGGCGCCGAAATGCCGAGCTTTGACGACAACGCCAAGGCGCAGGAGCTTACCGCGCAACTGGGCTTCCTCCAGGAGGCCAAGAACGAGATCGAGAATTACGCCATCAACCCGGCGCTGATCGGGCAGGGCGTCAATCAGATGTCGGGTCGGGCGATGGCCATGCAGCAGCAGGCCGGCGTCGCCGAACTTGGCCCGTTCACGCTGGCCTACAAGGGCTTCAAGCTTCGCATCTATAGGGCGATCTGGAACGCAGTCCGGGTGTTCTGGACAGCCGAGCGCTGGATCCGCGTCACCGACGACGACAATTTGGCGCAGTTCCTCGGCGTCAATCAGATCGGGGTCGACCCGCGCACCGGTATGCCGGCGATCATCAACAGGCTCGGCGCCCTCGATGTCGACATCATCATGGACGAGGGGCCGGACACCATCAACATGCAGATGGACGCCTACGACACGCTGACGACGATGGCGCGCGGCGGCGGCATGGTCCCGCCCGAGTTGCTGATCGAGCTGTCGCCGCTCCAGGGCAGCGTCAAGAAGAAGGCCCAGGACATCATCGATAAGTCGCGCCAGCAGGCCGCGGCGCCGCCGAACCCGATGCAGCAGGCCGCCATTCAACTCGATCTTCAGGCCAAGCAACTGGGCAACGAGAAGACGCAGGCCGAAACGGCAAAGATCGTTGCCGAGACGCAGGACATGGGCGCCAGCGCTCAAGCGGATCGGCAGTCGCAGATGATCGATGTTGCCGCCAGTGCTGCCGACATGGCGCACAAGGAACGCATGGCGACGATGGCAGAGCGCGGCAAGATGATCGACCTCGCGGCGCGCAGCTCGCAGATGACACAGCCCCCCGGCTTCTGAAAGGTCTGAACGATGGGAAAGCTCTACATCACCGAATATTCCGAGGCGGCAATCATGCCCGGCGGCGTGCCGGTTGGCGCTGAGCCCGGTACGGAACAGACGCCGGTCACCTACACCACGACCACGCAGTCTTCGGCCTTCGGCGCCAAAACCAAGTTCGTCCGCATCCATACGGATTCGATCTGCTCGATCCTGTTCGGGGCCGACCCGACCGCGACGACCTCGAGCAAGCGGCTCTCCGCCGACCAGACGGAGTATTTCGCGGTGACGCCCGGCCATAAGGTCGCAGCGGTGGCGAATACCTGACCATGCCGCTTCCGTTCGGAGTGTTGGGCAGAGGCTTCGGCCGTATGGGCGCCGCCCGTACCAAGGGCGGGGGGGGCGTATTTCGCATCGTCACCAATCGTGGCGAGATACCGACCACATTGACGGTCGCCGGTGCCAACAGCCTTCGCGCCGAGACTCGCAAACTGGTCAAGTTCGGCAATGCCGATCTGCAATACATCCAGCTGGGCTACGCGGGATTTTACTCCGCTTCAGGTCTGGAGGTGAACGCCGGCAACGACCAGTCCGTCCAGGCCGCCATTGAGGGCATTTCCGGCGGGTCACCCGGTGTCGTACGGGTGACGTTCGGGGGCCAGAGTACTGGCACGATCGTCAACGGCGTGGCGCTCTACCTCAGCGACCCGATCTATCCATCGCAGTTCGGGCTGTCGAAATTTCCGAAGAACACCTCGTTCTATGTTCGCGAGCAACGCGACGTTACCCTTGGCCAGAACCACACCCGCGGCGCGTCGATAGCGAGCATGACCGGCGAACGGACGTACCTGTCAGACGGGCAATCCGCGTCGCAGCTCATGGCCACCGGCGTGATGTCGCAACCTACAGGCGGTAGCGGTCCGGCGCGCATGATGGGGCCGACAGTCATTCTGGGGAAGTCAATCGGCGCCCCGGATGTTGCGTGCATCGGCATCGGCGACAGCATCATGGCCGGGTCGAACGATACGAGCGCGCCAAACGGAAACGATGGCTCCGCTGGCGGCGGCTTTGTTCAGCGCGGCCTCAATAGCGTCAATGGCCGTGCTGTCCCGTTCCTACAAATGGGCGTGTCAGGAACGAAGGCGGTCGACTTCGTTTCATCAATGACCAAGCGCGCCGCATACTTTGCTTATGCGACGAATTTGCTGGAGAATTTCGGAACCAACGACTTCGAAAATAGCGCCAGAACGGCAGCACAGGTTTATGCCGATCGCCAGACCATCTGGGCAGCCTTCAAGGCGGCTGCGCAGGGCTCGAAGCGGGTCGACGCACTACCGATCATCCCGCGAACCAACTCGACCGATAGTTGGGCCACGCTTGCCAACCAAACGCCGCGTACTGGCTATGCCGCCACATCGGGCGCCTTCCGTGACCCAATGAACGCCAATCTTGCGACCGCCCTCAGCGGCGGTCTTGTCGACGGCATTATCGATCTCAATGCAGTCATCGCCGACGCAGGGTCACCCGACAAATGGATCGTCACGGGAGCGGCCAACTTCGCCACCAGCGACGGAACGCATCCGTCACCGGCAACCTCAGCCACACCCTACCTCGCAGATGCCATTGCGGCGCGCGCTGCGACGTGGGTGTGACCCCACGCCCTCAACGCAAGTGTGGGCGGTTTATCGGCCCGCCATGCGCTCCGTTGGGGCTCTGGCATCTGTGCGCCGACAGCGATGAAGGCGGCGGGTTCTATGCCGGATGCGATCACGATCACAGCTCGGCCGAAGAGGCGCAGGATTGCCTCGAGGCGCACATGCACATCGGGCGGATGACGGGTTTCCCGCTTGAGTTTGACCTGATCACCATCATCGGAGGCAAGCGTTGACCTTCCGCAAAGAGGTTCTAGCCGAGGGGGTGGAGGTCTATTGCGGGGACTGCCTTGAAGTGCTGCCGACGCTTGGGCCTGTGGATATGGTGGCGACGAGCCCGCCGTATGGGCAGCAACGAGACTACGGGAGCAAAATTGC